GCGCCGTTGAAGGCCAGGCTGAGGCCGAGCTGCGAATCGACCATCGGTTGGGCTGAGCCGTCCGAAAGGTCCATGATTTTCAGGCGGCGGTGGCCCAGGGCAATCGGCCCTTGGGCATGAAAGCCCCAGGCATCAGGGCCGCGTGGGGCCAAGTGATGGGTGATGCGCTCAATCGCAGCCAGGTCGGCAGGTTGGGCATCGAAACGTAATTCTCCAGCTAATCCGCACATATTCCATAGGGCCTTGTATTTGCTGGTCCTAGGCGTATCTACCGGGTTTCAAGTACCAAATTTGTACCTATTTTCGGTAAATCCAGCTTCTCAAGCTCTGCGAAATCACTCGAAGAGCTGATCCACTTGGCATAGGTTGAAAGCAGTACCTGGACGCTGTGTCCAAGTTGCGCAGCGATGAATGCTGGGTTCATGCCGGACATCAAGCACATTGTTGCGTAGGTGTGCCTGGTATCGTACATCCGGCGATAGCGTATTCCGCTCTTGCGCAAGGCTGACAACCAATAACGCTTAGCACCAGTTTCGGATCGGATGTATAGCTCTGATCTGTCACCCGAGCCGTCCGGCGCGAAAACATAATCAGAGCGCGCCGCCGTAAGTGGTCTGGCTTTTTCGAGTGCCTGCAAAGCTCGATCGTTCAATAAAACTTCCCGCGAGACCTTCGTTTTGGTCCTCTCCTTGATCTTGCCGTACAGCCTGATACGGCACACCTTGGCGCGCCGCGAGCGCGTATCAACCTCGCTCCACCGCAGGGCCATAGCCTCGCCTGGACGCATTCCTGTATAGAAAGAAAACTCAAAAAAACAAGCGTAAATTGCCTGTAAACCGCTCGTAACCTCGTACAGCATGGCGATCAAATCGTCTGCCTCTTCGCGGCTGAATGGGTCGATCTCGCGCTTGGTAACCCGAGTCGCCGGGATCGAGTTTGCCGGGTTCCTCAGTATCAGCTCATCGTTCACCGCCTGGGTCAGCATGCCTGTGACCAGCCGGATTGCGCCTTTCCTGCGTGCGGGCGATGTCCAGGTAATGCCGTTGACGATTTTACGCATCAGGACCGGCGTGATCTTGTCGAGAGGATATTCAGCCAGGTGAGGAACCCAGTAGGTTTGCATGGTGCTACGGTAGTTCTTGCGGGTGCTGTCTTCGATCTGAAGGCTGTTCAGCCAGTCCTGGGCGTAGTCGAAGAATATCGGCATGTGACCGGTGGAGTCGCTCCTGCTGTTTGGGAAAAGCTCCCTATATTTCTCCTGCGTGAGCGCCCCCAGCCTTGCCAGCTGAATTACTTGAGAACGTAGAGCCTCGGCTGCTGCGATTCCCCTTGCGGTTTGCGGGAGACTGAGCGTTTCGCAATGCCGCCTCTTGTTCCAGGAGAACCTGATCCTGATCGATTTCCCGACAAGCTCAACTCCGGTGGGCAGCTCCATTGGCTCTCTAGCCATTCGTCGTACCTCCATTTGCTGTACATGATTCGTCCGTCGATTTTCGACCAGACGCCGGCGGGGATGATGTTACGTTCGCGTTTGCGCTGCAGGGCTTTTGGTGTGGTGCCTAGCAGCTCGGCCATCCGTTTCTCGGTGACCTTGTCGTGGCCGGACTCATCGCCCAGCTTTTCGGCTGTTGCCATGGTGATGCTCCATACCGCTCACGGCGGCAGATTGTTCAGTGGATGGTCACGCTGTCCTGCCCTGGGGCTACGGCGCGCGCCTGTCGCTCGGTGCGGAAGGACATGTGCTGCTTGATTCCGCTGCATTCCGCGATCACCCACCAGTAACCGCCAAAGCGGTGTGGGCCTTTGATGATTTTGGTGATGGTCATGGGGTGTCCTTGCCGCGCTGGGCGGCTGAAGGTGGGTTAGGGTTTCTTCATGAAGGTGATCCAGTGCGTTTTCTCACGCTTGCCGGACTTGTGGCCAAACAGCGGTTGTTCTTCGGTAAGGGCAAGAATCTCGCTGACCCGGATCTGTGTTTCGTTCCACTTGAAAATGAGGAACTGGCCAGGACGTAGCACTCGGAAGCACTCCGCGAAGCCTTTGCGCAGATCGTCACGCCAGTCGTCGGTGAGGATTCCGTACTTCAATCGCAACCAGCTTTCGCGGCCTGCACGCACCAGGTGCGGTGGATCGAACACCACCATGTTGAAGCTGGCGTCGGGGAAGGGCAGGTGACGGAAGTCCATGATGGCGTCCGGCTCAACCTTCAGCACCCGTCCATCACACAGCACATGCTCTTCATCGCGGATGTCGCCGAATAGCGCCCGCTGGTCGCCCTTGTCGAACCACATCATGCGGCTGGCGCTACAGGGGTCTAGGACGTGTGCATTCATGGCATAGCTCCGCCCGCCGCTCACCGGCAGGCATGTAGGGGGATTGGGATTACAGCGCCATTTCGGCCTGGGCTTCTCGCTGCCAGATCGGGGAACTGTTGTGGGACTCGATGCGGTCGGCGATGACGTTGGCGCGCTGGCCGGCAGTCGGTGGGGCATACATTCCGAACCGACTGATACTCCCGCCGTTCACCGCGGCGTTGGTGCTGTCGGCTGAAGCGAATGGCAGACTTTGAAATATTGCCGGGTCCAGCATCCGAAGGCCGTGGAGGCGACAGGTTGGTCGGCCTTGGTCATCGCAGATTGCATCCATCGCTGAGCCCATCCGCTTCCACCATGCTGCCGTGCCAGGGTGTGCCCATTGGCCCGAACTGCCGATGGCTACTGTCGGCCAACCGGCAGCGAGGCGCTGCAGCCTTTCCAGCGATTCATGCAGGTGCCAGACCGGCACGCCGCGCAACTCTCTGGGCCAGGCTTGCAGAAGCGCATCGTTTGCCGCCTCGTCTCCGTCAATTACATCCGGAATGAGTGCCCAGTCGAAGCCTGGGTGCCGATGCCATTGCTCAACCCAGGTGGTGTAGCCATCAACATCCAGCTTTCCGCCTTTCTTCCAAACCGAAAACGCGCCATTGTCGAACACGAACGACTGGCACACATCGGCAACAATGCCCATGTCGTCCTGACGTGGAAAGGGCACCAAGGCATGCCGGCCGGCAAGAAACCGGGCGCCATCCTGGCGAGTGCCGCCGACTGGCGTGCCGTGGTACGCAATCATCCGCTAAGCCTCACTGTTTCAATCTCAACGCCTTGGTGCGTGGCGATGATGGTTTGATCACCGCCCAAGGCGCGGGCCAGGCGGTCAGCGATCTGTTCGTGCCAACCCTTTTTGATCAGACCTGTGGCTGCCTTGATGTGCTCGACGTGAATCATGGCGGTCGACCGCAACTCAAGGCGGTAGATGATTGTTTCTCCGTCGGAAGGGCAGACGGCTGCGAAGGTGTGTCGATAGGTATTCATGGCCTTGGCCCCTTGTAGATGAAGACGTAGGCGAACCAGAGGGTGGCGATCATGGCGTCACCCTTTCAGCCGCCTGCAGTTCGGCGTGGAGCTCTGCGGCCAGGCCAACCGGCCACCAGTAGCGCGCACGCTGATAATCCGGATAGCTCTCTTCTCGAATCACCAGGCCCTTTCGACGAAGGGCCTTGAAGATGCTGAGTACGGAAGATGCTGATACGCCGAGCCGGTGCCCAACCTGGCATGTAAGGCCGCCCATGCCGAAAACGCACGCCTGGTCACCCAGTGCCAGCTTCTCGCAATCCTTCTGATGCAGGTACGGCTGGGGGTCTCGGCAGAGGTGGGCGTTTTTCCGTCCGATCTTTCGCAGCTCCTCAAGTACGAGCTGCTGTTTCTCTGTGAGCTTCACGGTTTCCATGGGCACACGAATCCTTGCCGCTATAGCGGCTGACTTTGAAGGGGGATGGGTTGCAGGTTTTGCGGGTGGAGTACGGATGTACTCCTATGCGGATTCTGCTGACTCAACAACCAGCTTCTTGCCGCAGGAGTGGCAGAAGTGCATGCCGTTCTCAGCCGGCAGCCCGCCGTCGGTAAACTGCCATTCCTTGCCGCAGCCGGTGTGCCAGGAGAATCCGCCTTCAGACCAGGTGCAGGTTGATAGATTGCTGCCTTCTGCTGGATTGAGTGCTGTAAACACCTCGCCGCGCATCGCATCAATCGCCGAAGACGGAACCGAGCCCGGATCACCCTGGATCGCATAGAGCAGTTCGTTTGTTTGGAGGAGCAACTTCTCCAATACATCTGCCCGCTCATCCGCTGCGGTCAGGCGCTGTTGCAGGGCTGCCTCACGAGCCTTGATGCCCTCGAAGTGCCGCGCCAAGGCGCAAGCGAAGTCGGCGGCCAGCCGCTCTGTGATGTAGGCGGTGAAGTCATGGCGCTTGAGCGCAGTTTTGAAAAGGTGGGCGATGTATCCGCGACCGCCTTCGGATGTGCTCAAATCAAATTTCGGTGATTCGCTCATACAGCCTCCCTCGTTACCAGTTCATGGGCATCCACAACGGTCATGCCGAGGCGTTCGGCGATCATGACTTCCAGGCGGGCGCCCTTTGAATGCTCCCAGCCGGGCAGGGTGGCCACGGTGTCGCAGTCCATCAGTGCGGCAATGTCGCGACGCATGCAGTCGTTCCAGGTGCCGCCGTCGGGGTTGAGTTCGGCGGGGTTGGTGACGGTGTGGCCGCCGGCGCGCAGGCTAGTGGTCATTGCGGCGAAGGCCGGGAAGTTGAGGTCAGGCAGGCCGGTCATGGGGCCGCTCAGGTAGATGCGCTTCATGCCGCCACCTGCTGTTGTTGCTGGCGCAATGCCTGCTGCACGGCTTCGACAACACGCCTCAGGTAGGTGAACTTGTGGTTTTCTTCGACCGCCTTACCGTCGAGCGGGTAATGCCACTCATCTCCGAAAAGCTCAGTCAGTAGCTCGCTCTGATGCCAGCACTCGTTCGGGCTCTCGATGCTGCGTAATGAGTCGATGTTGTGCCAAAGATCGCGGGCTTCATCTTTGCTCAACTCACCAAGCTCCCAGTCATGTCGCCCGGTCTGTTGCCTGCGCCGCTGGACGATGCACTTCTTGGCCAGGGTGTGAAGCGCGTCTCCACTGAATACAGTTGGGCTGATCCCACGATCCAGGCAGTTCAAGACGTAGTCCCAGCCGCAGTCGGCGACGAACTCGGCGACTGTGCGCGGACCCATCCCACCCCAGTAGGCGTTCCAGCTGTTGTCCCAGCAGTTGATGGTGATCTTGCCCTGGGCGGTCTGATAGCTCGGGTCGGATTCAGTAGGGCAGTCTCGGCGGCCGAAGTCCTCAAGGAACACGGTAATCGCGTCAAGCCGCGGTGCGCCGTTGATTACCAGCTTGGTCACAATCGAGCGCTCAACCTTCAGCTGCTCGGCCGGTTTGTTTTCTGTGGGCATGGGGTACCTCGCGAGATGGTGCATTGGAACTGATAGGGTTACGCTTTAGCCAAAGTTTTGGAGCTAATAATGTTCACTGGAAAAATCGCCAAGGAAATGCCTCGAAGGCTGCTCACCGTGATCTACAGCATGTATCTGGAGAAGCACGGGCATGGAGTTCGTAACCTCGATCAATTCACCGTTTCACTTGCTGCGCACGAGCTTTTCGCAAAGCGTGTTCCTGACCTGTATGAAGAGATGGGTAACGTTGTGAAGCCGTTGCTAGTCGAAAACTTCCAAGAACTAGAAGCCAGGGGCTATTTGAGGAAGGGGGAACCGCTGAGATACCACCTAACCGAGAAAGGCTATGACCACGCCTCAAAAAACAGATGGCAAAACTTTGTTGACTATTGGAATTCGAACCCAGGCTTGAACACTCTTGTAGCAATCATTAGTGCTGCGATCGCGACGTTGAGTCTGGTGGTAGCGGCGATTGCGTTGGCGAACACTTCAGCGGCCACTCCCTACCCAGTTCCTACGTTTCTCTATAAAGCCGCAGCCCATTTACCTATGCAGGGCCGTGATCGAATCGCGAATCGATAGGCTGACAACTTCGTCGGCTGGTGTGATTCGTTGACGTGGGGGTAGGTTTAAGCTCGCTCGCCGAGATCTAGGCCAATCTGACTGACCCGATCGACACACGCCGGGCTCAGCCAGACGCATTCGGTGCGGCTTGCGGTGCCTCTGCTGGCGCTGATCCGCGCCGAGGTGCTGAAGCAGGCCCATCCCGGCAGCATCTCTGCATACAGGTCGCTCGGATATCCAGACAGCACGACCATTCCTTCTAGCTCGAGCAAAACGCCGAGCAATTCACGGTGCGCTGCGTCGTCCATCTCGTGCTTGTAGTACCGGCCGCTCGATGCGCCTTTGTACCTGGTGTCATGCACGTAGGGCGGGTCGACGTAGTGCAGCGTCTGCGGCCCGTCATGCGCCCTGATCACCTCGATCGCGGGCCTGTTTTCGATCAGCACGCCGCTCAGGCGTTGGCCGACCTCGGCAAGTTGCTCAGGGTAAGTCGCCCACAGTGACTGGGCCGTGCCGTACTGTCGTTTTGTATCGATGCGGAAGCCAGTTACGCCCTTGGTGGCGCCGGCGGAGCCAAACCCCATTTGCGCCCTGATGATAGTGCGCCTTGCGCGCTCGATCGGCTCGGCGCTCGGCTCCCAGGACAGTTCGAACTCTTCGCGGGAGTAGGGGGTGAACACCAGGCGCTCGACGAGTCCCGATCGCGAATCCTGATCCTGCAAGACGCGGAACAGATTAACGATATCTCCGTCGAGGTCGTTGTACACCTCGGCATACGATCGGGGCTTTTGCATCAGCACGCCGGCGGCGCCACCGAATGACTCGACGTAGCAGGTGTGCGGTGGGAAATGTTGCAGCACCCACGGCGCAAGCCTGAACTTTGCGCCGTGGTACCGGATGACCGGGGCGGTGATGGTCATATTGAATTCCAGATGCGCGCCTGCCTCGCCGGCTGGCGTGATTCGTTGATATGGGGTATTACGGGTGACCGGCATGGAGCCGGATCAAGGAGAGACTATGAGCTTGCCAGTAGATCGTCCGTATCCTGTTGACTACACCTACCGCGACATAGAGTCGAAGATTGACTTCGCGTGGGGCGCACCAAGCAATCCTGTGCCTCAAGCCCTAAGAATCGAAGTGAAGCTTCCTAACGGACAGGTGGATAACATCCGTGAGCACGCCGAATACACATCATTCGAGGACGCGGTGGAAGAGGGTAAGCTCCACGTTAATCGCTACGTAGACAGATTCCTCGCGGCTCAAGCCTAATCGTCGAGCGTAATCCTAAGAGCTTCACGGTTATAAGCCAGCTCCAACTTCCGCGACACGTTCTCGCTTATCGTGATTTCGTGTCGCGGCGGCGCCAGAAACTGCGCTGATCCTGCTGGGCCGAGGCCGTGCAGGTGGTGAATCATCAGCGTCATGGCCTCGCCCTGTTCCTCGATGCCGTGCCAGGCCATCAGGTCAGCCAAGGCTTGGCGGGTGCCGGCCATGGTGTGGAGTCGCAACTCTTCCTCGCCGCGAGTCTTTCGCCTCGCCGCAGTCTTTGCTGATCGTTCTTTCTGCGCGGCTGCCATGTCCTACCTCTTCTATTCCGCTGGCCGGCAGTGCGAGCCAGGTTTGTCGTTTGCGTTGCAGGGTGCGGGCTATGCGGCGCATCGTTTACCGCCAGCGCGAGACTTTGGATAGTCGATGCCGTGAGCAGCAATAATTCGGTCAAAAGCTTTGGAGCCGATACCCAGCTTCCCGCAACACTGGCGGCGGGTTATCCCCAGATCTTTGAATGCCTTGATCCGTTCTGCGAATTTTGCGTCCCGAGCCTCATCAATTTCCTTGCGCACCAAATTTCTTGCGCCGCCTCGGGTTGGTGTCTTGAAAGTGATGTCATACCTGGCGGCGTGGTTGTAGATGAGTCGCCGACTGACACCAAGGGCGGCCGCAACTTCGGTCTGGGTGTGCGTGACGCCAAGCTGACGTATCTGCTCAACCAGCTTGAGCCGCGCCTGGGTGCGGATGTCCTCCTTGTCGAGGGGTAGGGAATCTGCTTCAACCCGGCGTCGAACAAATGGCTTGGGCGCTGGAGGCATCTGGTTGCTGTAGGTGATGGGCTTTGGCTTGTAGCCGATTGGCTCGGCCACTTCGATCTTGCCGCCGGCTGCCAGGTACTGCTCAACCTGGGCAGCCAGTTCATCCGAGGCCGGGCGCAGCGCCTCGACCAGGCTGAGGTGGTTGCTGATCATGCTGCTTTACTCCTGAGCGCCGCCTCGTACCCGTCGACCAGCAGCTTGAATTCCCACAGGTCTTCCTCAAGGCTTTCGATGTAGTCGTTGTCCCGCTTGAACTCTTTCCACCAGAGCTGGCGGCCCACTGGCTTCAACAGCGGGCAGTACATCCCGATGTGCCACCACTTGCGGTCAGTGATCCACATGCAACCCTGCACCTGGTCAATGACTTCGCTGGCGTCATTGTCGATGTGGAAAGAACGGAGTTTGTCGGGAGCCAGGAAGCATTTGTATTCCGAGCCGCCGTCGGCACCGATGAACCCGTCCGCGCTGGCTCCAAACACGCCGTCGTCGGTCTTGACCAAGCCAACCTGGGTAACGATGAGGCCGGTCTGGATCTCATGTTCCATCCGGGCCTCTGGCTCCAGCTCATGCCCTCGGCGCATTTGCCAGGTTTCGAATCCGCCATCCAGCGGCGCGCCGCCGATTCGTTCGACTGCGAGTTCAAAAGCGTAAGAGAGGGCAGCGTTTGAAGGCTCACCGACCTTTTCGCCATCCAGGGCGCGCAACACAACTTCAGCCCTTGGCGCAGCCTTGTATCCAGCCAGCTCTCGGGATCGCGCCTCGCTGCGTCCGGCCAGCATGGCGTCGACGTAGATCTTCTGCTGTGCGGTCAGTCCATTCACCTTCGAGCGGGCGGTGCTGAACATGCTTGCGGTGATGACGCCAGCGCGGGCCTGTAGCCACTCGGCCGAGCCCTGAGTGCAATTTACGATGATCATTGAGGCGCCTCCAGCTTGGCTTTGTGGACGGTGACCGCTGTCTTCACGGTGGAATAGCCGTTGGTGTCTCCAGACGCCTGAAGAACTTTCAGGCTGGCCTGCCAGACTTCCTTCAATTCATCGGGGGTCGTGGTCTGTCCGACACGTTCAAGGATGTCGGCGACCACCTGGGCGCGCATATCCTCTGTTTCAGAGCCGTCCGACGACTGACCATCATCGTCGCGGGTATCGCCTGTTGTGATGTTCAGCAGTGCACACATCACGTAGCGCTTTCCGTAGGTGGTGGATGAGCCCACCGCCTGGACATCATTGCGCCCTTTGCCGATATCGACCGGCAGGCTCATCGTTGTTTGCTCTCGGTGACCACCCCGGTGCATCAATATCCCGGTGACCTTGATTGCCTTGTCCGCGTTTTCCACCTTGAAGGTGATGGCAAATCCGTGCTGCTGCATGATCGGCTTCAGGGTGTGGGTTATGTCGTCCAGGGTGGCGTAAGAGTTGCCGGTGTGAATGTTTACCGCCCCCTCGAACACCGTGGGGATGTTGCACTGCATCTCAGCCATCGCGGCGTTGAAAGCTTGCTCGGCCTCTTTGGCCTGCATGCGCTCATGCATAGCCAGCAGGCGCTCCATCTTCTCGATGTCGCAGGTTGGATCCGCAGCGGCCCGACTGATGACGGCCATGATGCTGTTATCCGTGGAGATCGGCGCCACAGCTTGGCGCCGCTGTTCGGGAATGATGATTTGGCCGCTCATGCTGGCTACCTCAGAAGTGGATGGTGATGTTTGGGACTTCGCGGCGTGCGATCTTCAGAACAATTGCTTTGGCCAGTTCCTCGGTGATGTTCATCGACATCAGCGCCTCTTTGGCGGCGCCCATGATCTTCACCTTGTGAGCCTGGTCCGCTTCGCGGGCCTTCTGCTGGCGCTGCGCTTCTTCAGCCTCCGCTGCCTGCCGAGCAATTTCCGCCAGTCGCGCCTGTTCTACAGCTTCTTCCTGGCGGCGCACCGCGGCGATGCGTTCTTGTTCGGCCCGTTGCTCAGCGGCGATTCGATTGGTCTCGGCCTGTGCCGCTGCTGCGCGGGACTGTTCGGCCTGCAGTTCCAGTTGTAGGCGCTGGCGTTCGGCGGCGGCCTCGGCATCCAGTGCGGCCTGTGCGGCGGCGCGTTGAGTGGCGGCGGCTTGGTCCAGCAGTTCCTGCTCGCGGCGCGCTGCGGCATCACGTTCGGCCTGGGCTTCTTGCTCAGCCTGGATTCGGGCCTGTTCGGCGGCCACCCTGGCAATCTCTGCATCGCGGTCGCGCTGGGCCTGAGCTTCTGCCTCTGCACGCAGGCGGGTCAGTTCGGCCTGTTCGGCCTCTTGCTGGGCGCGTTCGGAATGCAGGGTGCGCAGCTTCGCCAGAGTCTGGTCCTTCACCTGCGCAGCTTCGGCCAGGAACTCTTCCCATGCATCGTTGATTTCGATAGCTTCCAGATCGGCGATTACCTGGGCAACTACGGACGCCGGAGGTGTTGCGCCGAACAGCGCCATGTCCTTCATGCTGTCGATACCGTCGACGTGCTCGTCTTTGCGGGCCTGATCCGCATCCTCCCAGTCCGTCAAGGGCTGGCGGGTGGCATCGCGCAGGTTGTCCATCTTGGTGACGAACTCGCGCAGTTCAGCTTCGACCACCTTGGGCATTTCCTTGAGGCGTTTCAGGTAGTCGCGGCCAGGTGTTTCGACTGCCTTTTTGGACTTGCTTACCGTTGCGGCCAGGGAAGCGATCCGAGCGCGACCTTTCACCGTGGTCAGGTCGGGCACCTCGCCGGTTACTTCTGCCTTTACGGCCTCGAAGAACTGGCCCAGGCCGCCAGCTACGTAGATAGCCGGCGCGTTGTCGGCGCTGATGTCGTCGATGGTGATGACTTGCTGTTGTGCGGACACGGTGACTCCCTGCCGCGATGCTCGCAGCGATTGAAGGCGTTGGTTATTGAGTGATCAGGCCGCCGATGGCGGGGCCCAGGAAAACGATGGTGAGGAAGGTCAGGCCTACGATGGCTGACAGGACGCGAATGGCGCGGCGCCGGTGCCGCTGGTGGGTGGTCATGACCAGGGCCTCAACTGCTGCAACACCAATTCGTGCAGCGCCTTACCGTTTCGGCTCATGCGTTGCCCGCGCAACTGCCATTTTTTCGTGCTGGGCCAGCAATCGATCATTCGCCCATCGGGAAGCGTAAGCACGACGTGGTATCCGTTGTTGTGCTTTTTGTGAGCGATGCCGGTGCGAGACAGCCAACCGTCAAAGCGCTGCATGGCTTCGGCCTTCATGCGCTTTTTGTGGCCCTCCGGGTTAGGCTCGCTCCCTTCGCCTCCGCAGTTGCGGCAGCAGCGCGGATAACCAACGTCCTCTCCGATAAACTCGAGGCAGCTCATGCAGTGGCTTCCGTCCTCGATATTGTCTTCAAAGAAGCTCACGACCGTACCCTTACCGCAATCCTGCCGCCCTTGATCGCAGCAGCAAGTTTTGGCGGGAGTGCCGACACCGGCAGGTCGCGAGGAAGGCCGGCGCCCAGAATGGTCAGGCTGCGCTCGATCTCTTCGAGCTGACTGTCTATCAGTGATTTAACCGGTGCAGTGGTCATGCGGCCTCCTTGCGCTGCCTGGTGATTTTCAGCAGGCGCTGGCAGTAGTGGTTGAATTCTTCGACGGTGATCACGTTGCCGGTGAGCATGTTCGTGATCATTCGTTGCACGACCACCTGGGCGCCAGGCTCGCTGGCAGGGTGCTCAAGGCATTCAAGTGCCTCATCGATCAGGATGTGCGGGCTCATAGGTCTGCATCCACGTCGTCTTCTGCCTCTTCCCGTTCCGCTGCTACTGCGTCGGCGGCGTAGGGCCGGAGAAGGTCCATGGCGATCCGCTCGGCGGCTTCGATGGGGCGGGGCTGGCCGATAAGGTCAGCAGCGTGTCCGCGCGAATCTGCCTGGCCGCCAAGGATCGACGACAAGAAAAGTCGAGCAAGTGAGTCGCGCTCGTCCAGGCCATCGATTTGGCGCTGATTCAGGTGACCCTGCAGGACCGTGCAGAACCTGTTGAACGTCACAACCTGCGGCTGGCCGTAGCGGCGCTTCCACTTGATATCGACCCCGCACACCAGGCGCTCCGCCGAATGCTCAAGCCAGTCCGTCACCTCGTCGCTCTCGCTGACATCTGGAGGCAACTGAGCGTCGTAACGCTCTTGGCATATCTTCAATGCTGCGTTCATGGTCGCCTCCAAGGTGGCGGGTTGTTCACCTGTATTCGTCAACACTCATGCCTCCCGCTGGTTGCCGATGGG